TGTATCAATATTATCTTCTGCACCTTTAACAAAACCTAATACAACAAAATCAATAGTACCATGTCTAGTTTTAGCACCACTTCCAAGTTCGCTATCATCTCTATTTTCTTCTGATGTTTGAACTATTACTGCTGGATATTGTTGTTCAGATAATTCGTCTAAAATAAAAGGTTGTCTTGTAGCTTTTCTAATAGCTGGGCTAGTTATACCAGAAATTGTTGTTAATAAATTAGATGCTATATTTTCTCTTACACTCATATTCTCATTTTAGTTAATTCTTTTTTTATAAATCTTTGAAACTGTTTGTTTATAATCTTTTCTGTTCTATCATTAAAGCCAAAAAATTTTCTATTTGGTTCGTTTAATACTTGATTAAATAAAGCCCTTTGTCTCATTTGTGAGTTTGAAAACATTACAGTTGCTTTGTTTCTACCTGTTTTTTTAATAGTTCTTCCAGATGGTGTTAAAGCACCTAACATTCTTCCAGAATAAAATAAATCAACTTTTGTTGCTCTACCCTCTTTTTGTAATTTTTTTAAGTAGCCCTCTGAATATGGTGCAAAAGGTCTATTTTCAAAATCTACCCCCTTTGCTGTTTTAGTTCTAATAATATCTAATAATTGAAATCCAGCTTGTAAAATTCCTTTATCAATTATTCTTGGAAATTTTTGTTGTAATCTTTTATATCTTTTTTGGATAGCTTTAGAGTTAGTTTTTATTTTAACGTCTAACGCCATTATCTAGTCAGTCTTCTAAATCCGTGTAAAGGTTCTCTTTCGTTTGAAACAATACTTCCGTCAGCATCTACATCATATTCAACGCCATCTTCTAAGATCATTCTCCATTCAACATTATATTGGCTCATGTAATATTCTGCCATTCTTTCAAATCTATCTTTTTCTGTTTCTGGTCTAAACTTAGTTAATGCCGGTAGATAGAATCTACCAAGAAATAAATAAACACCAGCACGTTCAAATTGATCTAAGTTAACTTTAGTATTTACCATTTCTGCTGTGTTTAAAACTGTAATGTCAGTAAAGATATTTGTTTTATATACAGGCCACCATTCTATTCTTAATTGTCTTAGAATATCGTTAGTGGTTTGTGCAAGAAAATTAACTGTTTCTGTTGCAGTTGTAGATATACCAAAATCAAAAGCATCTGGTTGATATTTTAGAACGTCAGATGTTGTGATTACGTCTGCACCTGTATAATTAGCCATAACTTACTTCCAAATTAACCAAGCAATTAAAATAACTAAAGGGATTGAATACATAGGGTTGTTTTTCGCCTTTACCCAAGTCCATTTAGCCCATTTTCTAACTTTCATTAATATTATCTGATTCATTTTTCTTTTTCCTTGTTTTTCTTTTTTTAGGTTTAAGTTGGACAACCTTTTCTTCTTTTACATCATCTTGGACAGGTTTAAAACCTTTAAAATCCCATTTAGCTTTGTTGATTTCATAATCGACAATATTTCTCTCTATAATTTTATTTCCTTTTTGGAGTTTTATCATCTTTTGATCTTCTAATTTAACTTTTATCATTTTATCTCCTTTAAGACCTGTGGGCTATTTCTAGCCCACAAGTTATTAGTCATTATTGAATTGATGAGTCGTGATGTAACTCTACTCCGTAAGTGTCGTGGATTTCTCCAACGCCATATACAGCAGTAGCAACAATCTCGTCTGCTCTTAGAGAAGCATCTCTTTGAGTTTCAATTTTTAGACCTTGCATTTCTGCTAGTGCAATTGCGTCTCTATGGAACGCACCACCTTTGTAGTCTCCAGTAGTTCCAGTATTAGACATATTTGAAGTTTCAAATATTCTCATACCAGCTAAAGTTCCTACAAAACCACTTCTTAAAGCTTCGTTTGATAAGTCATTTGCATTTGCGTTTGCAAAAGTATTAGTTAAGTTTGCTTTAAGATCGTAAGCGATTTTAGGGTGTAACACTACTGCACATTCGTTGATATTAAGAGCATTACCTCTTAATGTTGAAAGTGCATTAAAGATTGACGCCGTATTAATTGCAGTTGTTCCGTCTCCAACAGCAGTTGAGAAACCATCAAACAATGCGATTAAGTCTTGGTCTTGTTTTTTAGCAATTGCTTCACCGAATAATCTACCAATATCTCCAGCAACATTTCTTGGTGCTGAATTTCTTGCTAAATCAGTTAAAGTTGTCATTACACCTACTTCTGATGCAGTAATTGTAACTGAACTTGGGTCGATTGCTGTGTTAGACAAATCAGTTGCTTCTGAAACTGCTGATGCTGAAACTGCTGAATAAACAGGAACTTCTACAGCTTTTCCACCACCAGAAATAGCGTAATTTCTTACAAGATTTCTCATGATAGATTGTTCTGATGCAACGAATTGTGCTTCTGCTACTATCTCTGTGTATAGTTCCGATAGCGTAGAACTTGTACTTTCGTTTGCCATTTTATTTACCTATTAAGTTATTTGTTTAAGTTTATTTCTATCGCACCAGCATCACGTTTTTTTCTATACTCAGCGTACTTTTGACGATCTTCTGGTTTCGATAAATCTAAGTCCTGAATGTTGAAAGGTTTTACAGTTTTACCCTCGACAGCACTCTGGCTTCCTGAACCAGACAAAGACCCTTTACGGAAATGTGGGTTTGCGTCTAAAAACTCTTTAACTTTTTCTTCAATAGATAAGAGTTCGCCTTTAGGGTTATATCGTACATTAGAATTATTATCAAGTATCTCAACCCTATTATCATCAGTTAATCTTATCTGATCTTTAACCAAAGCAACAACCTGATTAGGTGATACTGCATTGTTTTGTGATGCTACAGACATAATAGAATTATCTATTCTTTCCTTTTTGATTTCGTTTTTATATCTCAAAATCTCTGTATCTTTTTGTGCAATACGTTCTTGCATCAACTTTTCTAGTTCTTGTTTTGATTTAGCTTCTTGGATTTGTTTTTCTTTAAAAGCTTCTTCTTCTTTGGCTTTCATTTCATCTAACATTCTTTGATGCTTTTTTTGTTCAGAGTCCAATCTTGATTTAATTATGTTATCAAGTTGTTCCTGTGTGAAAGTCATTTCTTTAGCTTTTGTTTCTACTGTTTCAGATGTGGCTTCTGTTTGTTGATTTTGAGGTTCAACAACCTTATTTTCTTCCGACATTTTTTCTCCTATATTATTAGTTCGCCTTGTTCGTCATACCAATCAGGATTGACGTAAGACCATTGATGACGGCAATTATAACCACCTCGAACAACCAAAGGATTGCCAGATTTTTTTCCTGACCAACTTCTACTTGCCCACAGGTCTTTGACTTCATCAATTGTAAAAAGTCCACCTTTTCGTTTATCATATACTCCATTAATTACATTTCTGCAAATTTCCCTAGTTGTTGGAATAACATCTCCATAGTATTTAACATAAGTTAAACCAGCATCTTTTGATTTATTGAAGTTTAAGGTAGCGTCAAAGTCTCGTAAAGAATCATTTAATATCTGACCAGCATATCGTTTCATATTCTCACCAGCACGATCTACTGCAAATTTAGATTGTAAAGTTTGAATAGCTTTATCAACTTGTGGTTTTAAAGATTCCTTGAATTTATTTTCGTTAATATAATCTATAAGTTTCTGTGCTTCTACATCATCTGAACTAGCATATATTCCATTTATAGTTTGTCTTAATTCTTTTTCTAGTTCAGCAAAGTCATTTCCAACTAACGTATTTTGATAAACCTTTTCTGATAATCTTCTTGTAAATGTATTTGATACATCTTTAAATTGTGTGAAGTATTGTTGTTTTAAATTTTGTACTAAAGCTAAATCGCCTTTTGTAAGTTCTTGAAATTCTTTTGGAATATTGCCAATAGACTTAAAAGCTTTTTCAATTCTTTTAGCTTGTTTATTAAAACCCTCTCTAACAACTTGATCTGCAAAAGGTAAATATTCACGATCTAGTATAGCTTTGATTTTAGGTCTAATAGCAATAGCTGATTGTAATTCTATTAACTTTCCTTGTTGTCTTGGTAAATCAGTATCAGCTAATCTGATAACGTCTCTTTCAATTCTATCTAAAGTTTCTGTAAGTGTTTTGTAATAATTGGCTTCTGCAATTTCTATTTGCTTGATACGATATTCAGTTGCATCTTTTACTTTGTCTGCCATTCATTAAATCTGCTCTTGCTCTACTTCTTGATCTTCTTGTGTAGCTTCGTCTTGTGTGAACTCGCCTACTTCTGCTTTTTGATCTATCTCGTCAAAGATTTCATTTAGTTTTTCATCATCATCAACAACTGCTCTAGCAATTTCTTTATCAACTTCTTTAGTAAATGTTGGTGAACCAATACTCATAGCTTTTGCTTGTTGGAAGTAAATTAGATCACTTGCATAATCTCTAATATTGAAACTATCTGGATAATTTATTTCTCCGTCAAATGTAGCGTTTTGGAACATAGCATATAG